GAGACCGATACCAGCTTTCGGCCCGAGTGGTCGAATTCTCGGGGCTGGCAGACGATGACCCCGATAGGTCCCTGATCGTGGGGCGGGTCCGGGGGATGGCTTCGACGGACGACCTCAACAGCTTCAACATGGTGGTCCTTCCCGAAGCGTTCGACGCCTCGATCCCGGATCTGATCTCCTTCCCGCAGCTCCTGTACAACCATGACTGGGGGCGGCAGGCGGGCGCGATCCGATCGGTGAAGCGGACGGACAACGGCATCGAGATCGAGGCCGACATCGCGAACACGGAGCTGGGCCGAGAGGTCTGGACTCTGATCTCCCTGGGAGGTCTCCGGGCCTTCTCGGTCGGATTCAATCCGACGGACGGGACCTTCGACTCGAAGACGGGGATCGAGACGATCACCGAGGCCGAGCTTCAGGAAGTCTCGATCGTGGGCCGTCCGGCCAACAAGAAGGCGACCTTCGAGGGCATCACGGTCTCTGCCGAACGCCGCGCGGCAGAGGAGAAGCAGGAGAAGCAGGCGGCGCAGGAAGAGCAGGAACTGTACGAACTGGCGGTCGCTTTGGGCGTATCCGTCGTGGCCCTTGCGGCTATCAACATCTCGGCACCCCCGAGGAAGGACGAAAACGATGACTGAGCACGGCATCGCCCCCGAGGGGCGCGAGATCAACCCCCGGACCGAGAGCCCCAGCGATGAGCTGCGGCAGGTTCTCTCGGATGTCCGGGACGCAGTGAAGGCGTCCGCCGCGGCCAACAAGTCGGCGGGCGAGTTCGCGGCGGAGAAGTGGGCCGAGATCAAGGCCGACATCGAGAAGGCGCAGAAGACCAACCGGGTCCTGGATTCCGGGATGCCCACGCGGCTCACGGACTCCTTCGACATGGAAGACATCCTCACGTCGAAGCCGGAGAACGACTACGACGCGAAGCTCCAGAAGCTCAACGATCGGATGATGGATGCCAAGCTCCTCCAGGAGTCCGGACATCCGCTGTTTCAGGGTCCCCTGAAGGAGACCCGAGCCTTCCAGAAGTTCGATCGCCACGTGAAGCTGGCGGCGGGCGACTGGTGGTACACCGGAACGGCCGGCACCGCCCAGGGTGAAGAGTGGACCCCGACGGGCTACTCGATCCAGATGGTCGATGTCGCCCGTCTGGCCCCCAAGGTCTTCGCGAGCCTTCCGGTCGTGATGATCCCCAGGGGCGTGACCAAGTGGCGCGTCCCGGTCAAGACCTCCCGCTCGGCGTGGGCGATCCACACCGAGCAGGCGACGGTCTCGGCGGCGGTCCACACGGCGTCCGTCTCCAACCCCGGCACGGGATACATCGAGCTGGATCCCGTGACCCATCGCGGCGAGACGGGCTTCTCGGCGGAGATGGAGCAGGACTCGGTCCTGGAGACGTTCGGGATGCACCGGACGGAGCTGGTCGCTTCGGCGGCCGAGACGATGGACACCTGCGCTCTCAACGGGCAGTCCACGGCGCTCGGAACGCTGGATGCCGGCAACGGTCCGGCGGCCGCGAACGGCTACGGGGCGGTCGGGCTCCGCTGGTGGGGCATCGTGAACGAGGCCAACACGGTCGCGGGTGGCGGCGCGAACGTCACGGCGGCCCTCCTCCTGGCGAACCGTCAGGCTCTCGGGAAATTCGGCGTGGTCCCGACGGATCTGGGGCACTACCTCGATCCGGTCAACTACATCGCTCTCCTGGGGTCGGATGAGGTCGAGACGATCGACAAGCTCGGTCCGGCCGCGACGATCATCACCGGACAGGTCGGGATGGTGCACGGCGCGCCGATCTTCGTCTCCTCGGAGATGCCCACCAACCTCGCGGTTGGCGGAACGGCCTTCACCCCGGGCACCACGACGTGCGCTCTGACGGTCAACCGGACCCGCTGGAGGGCTGGAATCAAGCAGTCCGTGCAGGTCGAGACGTACCGTCAGCCTGGTCTGAATTCCTACCGGATGTACGGCTTCATCCGGACGCACATCGGCGGAGCCCCCGCGGCCGTCTCGGCGGACCAGAAGCACGTCGCCGTCCTGGTCAACGTCAAGCGCACCTAGTCCGCTGACGCTGATCGATCTGGGAGGAACACGGGATCCGGGGGCAGTCCCCGGGTCCCCCTCCCGAATTCCGACGGATGAGGGCGAGATGCCGAAGTACACGCCGTGCGGGACCCACTGCTTCTGGCAGCAGGGTCCTTTCATGGACAAGGAAGGTCTCCCGGCCGTGACGCTGGCGGGGGAGCAGGTCGAGTGCAGCGTTGAAGCCGCGAAGTGGGCGGAGTCCGTGCTGATGGTCAGGCTCACGGTGGTCGATCCCCCGAAGGCCAAGGCCAAGGGGAAGGGGAAGGGCTGATGGAGACGCGCCGTCCCCGAGGGATCAACTTCCTGAACTGGACGATCTCGGATCCGAACGTGGGGGCGAATGTCTTCTTCCCGGTGGCGGGAGGGGCGACCTTCACCACGGCGGACCAGGGACGCCACGCTCGGAAGGTGATCCTCCGGAATGAGCATTCTGGATCTGTCAACATCCGCATCTTCGGGCCGATGACCCCCTCGGGGGCCTCCTACGTGCTGCTCTCGATGCCGGCGGGGACGGAATTCACGATCCCCGGGACGGTCACGCACATGGCCTTGATGACGACGAATTCTGGCGGTCCGGTTCACTGTCTGGCGGAGTTTGACTGATGGCTGCTCACGGGACTGTGCGCCCGGTCGTCGCCCGGTTCTGGTCGGGCTCGATCGTGGCTGCGGACGCGGCGGCCACGCGGTGGTTCACGGAATCGGACTATCTGCCCCAGGCCACCGGGGACGGGTCGGGGTTCCACAAGATCCAGCTGACGAATCTCTCGAACAAGCAGCTCCGGCTGATCATGGTCCTGGCGGGCGGAGACAAAGGTGGATTCTCGGACCCGATCGTCCGGGTGGAGTCGATCGGGTCTGACCCGGTGGAGGTGGAGGCCCCGGAGGGGCACCACTTCACGTCCTACCTCGCCCTGTTCTACGCGGACGATTCGGACGTGTCCCCGGATGTCCCGACTGGATCGGTGACGGTCCGGGCATTCCAGTACGCCTCTGACGAGACGGGAGTCTAGGATGGCCTGCGAGACCCCCCTAGCGACCGGGATCGGGGCCTCCTCTCTGGCGATCGATCTGGGAGAGACGGTCACTCTGACTGGCATCTGGATCGGTGCTGGCGATGGGGATGTCTGTCCCCAGTACCTCAACTTCAACTGGCTCTACCTGGGGGCTCCCGGAGGGATCGCCTCGATCGGGCCTGCCCTCCCCTCCACCCCCTACCAGACCCCCTTCACCCCCTGGGAGGGTGGAATCTGGGAGGTCTGGTGCTCGGTCCTCTGGGGACCCCTTGGATACCCGACGGGATCCGATCTTGGTCCTGGAAGCAACGGGCCGAACGATCCCCCGATCTCTCCCTCCGTGATCATCAAGGTCTCCTCTCCGATTGGGGATCCTCACACTCGGACCCGGCCAGAGCCCGCCTCCGGAACAATCCAGAAGCCCGAGGCCACCGGCTCGGTCGGGTCCGAGAACGTCTCCGGCGCTGCGAGCCCTGGGGAGCCCTCTGGCGTTGTCTCTGTCTCGGGAGGCGGATCGGTCGCGGTGGGGACCTCCGAGGGCTTCACGAGTCCCGGAGCGGCTCAGGTGGGCATCTGGATTCCGAACTCGGATGGCACCGGGCTGATCCAGAGGGAAAGCTGATGTTTCCGTACGTGAAGGGGACGATCACGCTGACGGCCGGGGACAATCGGATCGTGACGGTTACGATCACGAACGAGGATGGATCTGCCTTCGACGGGACGGGGTTCACGCCGCTGTTCTACGTCCGGAGGCAGGGGGCCACGGCCAACCATCTCGACGGCCTGACGATGACCTGGAAGGATGGGGACCCCACGGCGGGCATCGCCATCGTTCGGGTCGGATCGATCGCTGCGGAGACGACCCTTCCGGCTGGGGTCTCCGACTTCAAGGGGACCTACCGGGTGCTGAATGATGACGGGACGGACACGATCTGGACGAAGCCCGGCCCCTTCCGTCTCCTCCCGAACGAGATGACCTAGGGGGTCTTCGATGCTCGGACAGACCACGGACCGGGATCTCCTGACGATGGAGGAGGCCCGGGAGATCATCGGGAAGGATGCCCGGGATGGGCAGCTGGACATCATGCTCCAGGCCCTGATCTCGGGGCTCTCCCAGGCGTGCGAGAACTTCATCGGGCATCCGATCCTCTTCGGGACGTACACCTACGATGGGACGGAGCGGCCCCTGGTCGATGGATCTGGGGTCGCGGAGCTGGTCCTGCCGATGTTCCCGGTCAAGACGATTGACCTGTTCCGGATCTCGACCTCCTCGATCGACTTTGTAGAAGGAGACATCTGGACGGCGGGGGCGGAGTACGTCCTGGACCGGGATTCTGGGATCGTGACGTTCCACAACGCCTCGACCGAGGATCTGAAGAACGCCTACCAGCTCACGATACAGGCTGGCTTCGAGCGGGGCCTCACGGATTCCGCCGAGGCGGCCCGGAGAGGGTGGCCCGAGGGGAACATGAGCCTGTGGCTCTCGGTCGGGCGTCAGCTCAGGCACCTCTGGCGTGCTATGGTACAGAACAGGGAAGGCGTGCAGTCTGTCTCCGCCGATGGCGTGACGACGGCCTTCATCGTCTCCCGGCTCCTCCCGGATGTCCTGGCGGAGTGGCGGTCGCAGAGGGATTGGAGGGGGTAGTGCCCGGAATCGCGCTCGATCTCGGACCGACGATCCAGGAGCAGGTCCGCCATCTCTCGGCTGGGATCGTCGAGCTGGAGAAGCGGTTGCTGAAGGCGATCATCCCGGCCGCGGAGCAGATCACGGTGACCTCCTGGAAGCAGCAGGTCTCCGGCACTGGGGATGCCTATTCCCTCGGAGTCCGATCTGGAGACTTCCGGAATCGGATCCGGGTGCTGAAGAGGGGGATCGTGGGGACGGACCATCCTGGGGCTCGGATCCACGAGTACGGGGGCGTGATCGTCCCGAAGAACGCGCCCTACCTCCGCTTCCAGATCAACGGGCAGTGGATCACGACGGACCGGGTGGTGATGCCGAAGAGGCCCCACCGGGAGCCGGCGGTGAAGGAGGCGATCCCGAAGATCGAGAAGGAGCTAGCGAAGAGGGCGAAGAAGGAGATCGCGAAGCTGACGCGGGAGGTCAACCGGGGTGTCGGATAGGCTGCTGGACGCGATCACGGACATGGAGACGGCCCTCTCCGCGATGCAGGTGGAGGGTGGATACCGTCGGGACTGGGGGCCGGTGATCCTGGCGGAGTGGCCCTGGCATGTCGAGACGGATTACGCCCGCCCGCGGGTCCAGCTGTCCTACGCGACGCAGGGATCTGGAGGTCCCCGAGGATACGAGAAGGCCGGAGATCTCCACCACTACACGGAGGAGATCCTGGTCTCCGTCAACGTGAAGCCGGACATCCGGGAGGACGGGGTGCTGGACATCATCTCCCCGGTCCAGGATTTCCGGGCGGACGTTCACAAGGCCCTCATGGGCACGGCGCTCGGTCGGAATCGGGGGCTGGATCGCCACATGGCGACCTACTATCTGGGGAGGCGGACGGCCTTCCTGGCGGAGAGCATCGAGACCCTAGGGGCGCGGACGACGGAAGTCTACGGGCTCCTCTGGGCACACAAGACCGGGAACATGGAAGCCGGTCCGGGGAGCGCGTAGCCATGAAGATCAAGCTGAAGGAGGGCTACGAGCCCCGCACGATCGCAGCGACGGGACAGCTGGCAGTGGCCGGCGAGCCCGTGGAAGTCCCGGACGATCTGGCAGAGGCCATGATCCAGCCGGGTACACTCTTCGAGCGGGTCGGGATTCCGGCCCCCCCGAAGAAGACCCCCAGTCGCCCCAAGGGCGCGGAGGAATAGACCATGTGCGCTCTGCCCGCCTACGGCTGGGAGAACCTCATCGAGATCGGGGTCGAGACGACCTTCGGCACGGCCGTTGCGGCCACGCGGGCGTTCCGTCCGATCTCGAACTCGCTCGTCTCCACCGATCCGGTCCAGGGGCTCTCGCAGGTCACCGGGTCTCCGGTCGCCCTCCGGCACGAGGCGGTGATCCCGCGCGAGTGGAAGCCCGTCCCGGAGGTTCGCGGCACCCTGGAGCTCCACGTGGACCAGTCCGATGTTCCCCTCCTGATCATGCTGGCGATGGGGGGGCGGAACGCGATTGAGTACGTCAAGTCCGGGCCGGTGGACACGACGGCCTACACCCACGCGAACGCCTTCCCGGTCGTGACGGCGGCGGACATGCCGTCCTCCCTGACGATCATCGAGCAGAACGGGCAGGAGGACAAAACCTTCGCGGGCTGCATGATCAACTCCCTGGAGATCGTCGCGGACGAGTCGGATCTGATCCGGGCTCGCATCGACATCCTCGGGCAGACGATGACTCGCGGGAACGTCGCGGCGGCGGCCTCGATCAGCACCACCCCGCTCCTCCAGCTCTACGAGAGCCAGATGCGGCTGGACACGGCCGGTCCCGGCCAGACGATGACGGGGGCGGACAACAAGGGGAACGTCCAGTCCTGGAGCCTGATGGTCGAGAACAACCTCCGGGCCATCCCGTCCTCCGGGGTCGGGGTCCGAGGGATCCGCCGGCCCATCTACGACGATTACCGTCGGGTCGCCATGACCG